ACTAAACTCAGCCTATGGTGCAATGGGTTCACAATATTTCCGATTCTTTGACCTTAGACTGGCTTCGGCTATTACTTTGGCTGGTCAATTGTCTATTCGTTGGATTGAAGGTAAGATCAACACATATGTTAATTCTCTACTGAAAACAGAGGGTGTAGATTATGTTATTGCTTCTGACACAGACTCAATTTATCTGAATATGGGTCCAATTATTGATAAATTCTTTAAGGATCAACCAACAGACAAGACCATCAAGATGATGGATAAAATCTGTGAGGATAAGATACAACCCTTTATCAATAAGTCATATCAGGAACTGGCTGATTATGTTCATGCATATGCACAAAAAATGCAAATGAAACGAGAGGCTTTGGCTGATAAGGCAATCTGGACGGCTAAGAAACGATATATATTACATGTACACAACAATGAAGGTGTTCAGTACGCAAAACCAAAAATGAAGATCATGGGTCTTGAGGCAATCAAGAGTTCCACTCCTTCTTCTTGTCGAGACAAGATTAAAGAGTCTTTACAGATTATTATGACAGAGAATGAGAAAACACTACAAGCATTTGTGGCCACATTTAAGTCAAAATTCAAGACATTGCCGTTAGAAGAAATTTCTTTCCCAAGATCAGTAAATGGATTGACAAAGTACGCAAAATCTGATACTATCTATGATAAAGGTACACCAATGCATGTTAAGGCATCGCTGGTGTTCAATCATTTTATCAAAGAGAAAAACTTACTGAAAAAGTATGAGTTGATCAAGAATGGTGATAAAATAAAGTATATCTCGTTGTTGACACCTAACCCATTCAAGAATGATACTATAGCATTTCAGAATAGAATTCCACAAGAATTTGAATTGGAAAAGTGGGTAGATTACAATTTGCAATTCAAGAAGGCTTTTCTTGATCCTTTGGATATTGTATTGAATAGTATCGGCTGGGCCCACGAAAGTCGAATGAGTATAGATGATTTTTTTAGTTAAATAAAGCGGAGTTAAAAATGGGATTGTTAGAGAAACTACAAAAAGCTGGATCAGTTAAAAATACAACGATATTGAGTGAATCAACATTATTCAATGAGAAGGATAGTATTCCCACAGAAATTCCTATTCTGAACATTGCTCTGAGTGCAAATGTGGATAAAGGTCTTAGTCCTGGATTAACCTTTATTGCAGGTCCTTCTCGCAATTTTAAGTCTCTATTGGGACTTATTCTTGTCAAGGCTTACATGAACAAGTACAAAGATGCTGTGTGCTTGTTCTATGACTCCGAATTTGGTATTCCACCAAAATATATTGAAACCAATGGAATTGATCCAAGTAGGGTTCTACATATTCCAATCGAACATCTGGAACACTTGAAATTCGATATTTCGAAGCGACTTGAACAGATCGAACGGGGTGAAAAGGTAATCATTTTCATCGATTCTATTGGCAACTTGGCTTCCAAGAAAGAAGTTGATGATGCTCTAGATGAGAAAGCTGTTGCAGATATGTCTAGGGCTAAGGTTATGAAGTCATTGTGGAGAATTGTAACACCACATCTAACCACAAAAGATATTCCGTGTATTGCAGTCAATCACACCTATCAGACAATGGAATTGTATGCAAAGTCTGTTATGAGTGGTGGTACCGGAGGAATGTATTCTGCAAACCAGGTGTTGATCATCAGTAAGGCTCAAGAAAAAGATGGCACCGAACTTACTGGTTATAACTTCACAATCAATATTGAGAAGTCAAGATTTGTTCGTGAAAAATCTAAACTTACCTTTACTGTTAAATTTGAAGGTGGTATTCAACAGTATTCTGGTCTAATGGACATCGCATTGGAAGGTAAATTCGTAACTAAACCATCCAATGGTTGGTATTCAAAAATTGATCGTGAAACTGGTGAAATTGGAAACAAGTATCGATTTGATGATACACTAAACAAGGAATTCTGGGATTCTATTCTTAAGAACCCCGAATTCAAGGAATATATCACTAAAAAATATGGAATTGGATATGGATCTCTTTTATCAGCTGAAAAAGTGGTGGAACAATCGGAAATCTCCGAAGATTGATAGGGATTATGAATTACAAGAATTCGAAAATAATCTACTAATAGTCAGAATCAAAACTGGAAAATATAAAGATGTTAAGTACAGGTACGACATGGTTTCCGTAAAAGAAACCGGGTTTTTACCTGTACTAAAATTTCATTATACAGTAATAAATCCTCATACTTTCACAGAAAGTTACTTGACAGAATCATCTGATTTTGTTAAAATAATGGGAGATATTCTAACAGACATCGTAACCGGAAAGCATAATGAGATTAGAACACACAATCATAAAGAACTTGATTCAGAATGAGAAGTATGCGAGAAAAGTTGCCCCATTCATAAAACAGGAGTACTTTGGTAAAAATGATGAGAAAGTCATCGTTGGAGGTATTCTTGATTTTATAACAAAATATAATAGTCTTCCATCATATGAATCATTAATTATTACATTCAATAGTTCGGATAAGATAACGGACAGTTCTCTCAATGAAATAACAAGTACACTAAAAAGTGTTGTTGATGATAAGAATGTAAGTGACTTCAAGTGGTTATTGGATAAAACCGAGAACTTCTGTCAAGAAAAGGCCGTGTATAATGCCATCATGGAATCAATCAAAATTCTAGATGACAAGACTGGCAATAAGAGTAAGGGTTCCATTCCACATATATTGTCGGATGCTCTTGGTGTATCTTTTGATAACCATGTTGGTCATGATTTCACCAAAGATTATTCTGATCGATATGAATTCTATCATCGTAAAGAAGAACGGTTGGCATTTGATCTAGATTACTTCAACAAAATTACCAAAGGTGGAGTTCCATCAAAGACACTTAATATCGCATTAGCCGGCACTGGAGTGGGTAAGAGTCTATTCATGTGTCATGTGGCTGCATCAGCAATCGCACAAGGAAAGAATGCTCTATACATTACGATGGAAATGGCTGAGGAACGAATCGCTGAACGAATTGATGCAAATCTATTGAACATTAAATTGGATGATTTGGTTAAAATATCCAAGGAAACCTATGAGAAGAAGTTTTTGGACCTTAGGAATCGTGTACATGGAAAATTGATCATTAAGGAATATCCAACAGCTTCGGCTAGTGTATCAAACTTCAGAGCACTATTGGATGAATTGAAGTTGAAACGAAACTTCAAACCTGATGTTATTTTTATAGATTACCTAAACATTTGTGCATCATCCAGATTGAAACATGGTAGTAATGTAAATTCATATTCCTATATTAAAGCTATCGCTGAAGAGTTGCGGGGATTGGCTGTTGAACAAGATGTACCAATCTTTTCAGCAACTCAAACAACTCGATCTGGTTTCACTAATACGGATCCTGGATTGGAAGATACCTCAGAGAGTTTTGGTCTTCCTGCAACGGCTGACTTTATGTTTGCTTTAATCTCCACAGAAGAGTTGGAAGGATTAAATCAAATCATGGTAAAACAATTGAAAAATAGGTACAGTGACCCAAATGGAAATAAAAGATTTGTGTTAGGTATCGATAGAGCTAAAATGCGTCTTTATGATGTAGAGTCTTCAGCACAAACAAATATCTCTGATTCAGGACAGGATTATCCAGATAAACCATTAAACACATTTGGTAATAGGGAAAGAAAATTCAATTCTAAATTTGAGGTTAAGGTTTGAAGAACCCACTAACCAAGGATGATGCAATTGTTGCGTCTAAGATGATCATCGATTACTTTGACAAGTATAAAAGTATCGAAGATTACATGCGAGAACAAAAGTTAAATTCATTGTCTGATAGATCACGACCACTTTTTGGACTTGATGGTCCAGAGGAAGATTTGTTTAGTGATTTCTCCATACATCCAAAGGATATGGAATTTGAGTTGGTTGAACTTCGACAGTCTGATTGGGATACTTACCTCAATATCATATCATCACACACCAATATGACCAGTATACCTGGACGAGGTTTGCGATTAGCTGTACAGGAGAAGAACACAAAGAAGTGGGTCGGTTTTATCCGATTGGGTTCTCCCTTGATTAATATGAAACCAAGAAATGAAATGCTTGGATCAGTTTTTTCACAGTCTGAATTATTATCTAATGCATTCAACAATACCACAATAATGGGATTTGTTATTGTGCCAGCACAACCTTTTGGATATAATTATCTTGGTGGCAAATTACTTGCTGCAATCTGTTGTTCACACTGGGTTAGAGAACGAATAAACCAAAAGTATGGAATGAATACCTGTATGTTTGAAACTACCAGTCTATATGGTAGTTCAAAACAGGTGTCCCAGTATGATGGCATGAAACCTTATATAAGATTTAAAGGTATCACTGAATCGAACTTTATGCCTTTGATGCATGGCAAAGCATACGAGGACCTAAAGGATTATGTTGAGATGCGGGTTGGGGTCTTTGTTCCTCCTAATGCAGCCTCCAGAAAACTAAAGGTTTCCACCGGAATAGTTAATCTGATTAAAACAGCATTAAAGGGTACCGCAGAACTGGAAGAATTCAAAAGAGTCATCGAGCAAGCCACAAATCTAACCGAGAAGAAGCGGTATTATGTGTCCAACTATGGATTTAGTAATTACATGGATGTGGTAACAGGTAAAACAAATACAT